ACGCCGCTCGGCGCTGCGCCCTGCGGCGTCGTGCCCGGCGGCGGCGCATACTGCGGCAGCCCGCCCGTGTTCGGATCGTTCGCGCCGTTCTGATACGGGTAGCGACGATAAATCTGATTGAGTGCGGGCATGGCTTATCTTCCTTTCGGCAGCGCCGACGAGCGCATGATTGACGACAGCGAAACCGGCGGCAGATTGACACGGGCATTGAGCGGATTGCTGAATTGCGATCCAGGCGGTTTATAGATCATGCCGGGCGCCGCTTGTATCGCCGCAGCTCCGCTCGTCATGTACGGTTGCAACGCTTGCTGCGCGCCGCCGCCAGGGCCGAGTATGTTCGTCGCTTGCGTGTTCGCGTCCTTGATCGACGACAGGATTTGATCGGTTGCTTTCGACGTTGCGCTTTTGCTCAATAGGCCGCCAGCTCCAGCGCCGAGCAGTGACAACAGCAACGGGATATTCATTCCGCCGCTGCCGTCGCCGAGCCCGAGCGCTTTCAGGATCGAGCCGAGCCCGCCGCTCGGCAGCGCGCCGCTGCCTTGCGCTATCCCCGGCGCACCGAAGCCGACGCCGCCGGCATTGAGCAATGAAATTTCATCCGGCGATAGCGTGCCTGTGCCGTCCGACAAGCTCGGGTCCGTCGTGCCTAGCCCGCGATCGCCCATGCCCTGCGTGCCGCTCGTCAAGTCGAGATTCGGCGTGTTTAGTCGATTCATGAAATTCGACCAATCCTCGTCGCTCATGTGCGACAGATCGATGCCGTTCAGGAAACCGCCGCTGCCGTCACTCATTGTCCACCCCTTCCGAAAATCTGCGCGAGCGAAGTCGCTGCGCCGATCGGGTTTTTGTTCGCACGCATTGCAGCGGCGAGCGTCGGCGTCAACCACGACGGCACGCCGAGCTGCCCGAGCCCCGCGCCGCCGAGAGACAACAGCGTGCCGAGCGGATTGAATTTGCCGTCGTTGCTTCCCAATGACGTTATGCCGCCGCGCACCGCGCCCGGCACTTGCGACGTAACCCACGACGGCAAACCGGAGAGCAAGTCGCCAGCCGTGGCAGCTCCGCCTTGCGCGATCGCGCCGCCGGCAATATCGGATAGCGTCTGCCCGCCGATCATCGCGCCCGCTGTCGCGCCGCCCGAGCCCGCCATTTCCGCGAGCATGGGCGCCATCATTCCGCTCGACATAACCGTGGCGAGAATCGCGGGCGCCATCGATCCGACTTTCCAACCGATCTTGCTGAACGTCGATTCGTTCGGATCGACGTTGCCCTGCATCGTCAAGTCGCCGAACGTCGGATCGTGGACAACCATGTTCGGATTGAACAGCTTTTCGCCCATGCCCTGCACTTGCGTCGGGCTCACAAGGCGCTGCGCTTCGGGAGTATTGTCGATTCTGGAAATGTGGCCGGAAAAATTCGTCGGCGCGTTGGCCCCGAGTTCGTAGAATTGTTGCGGGTCGCCGCCTTCGGCGCCGCCTTCCGTGATCGATTGCAGCAACCCGGCATCGATCAGTTGTTGCTTTACTTTCGGATCGAGCAGTTGCGTGTCCGCGTCGCTCTTGCCGACGTACTGAAACAACTGCGACGCGATAGCCGGATCGAGCCCGGTCGCCGGGCCGGCGCCGAATCCAGGCGTGTACTGCGGCTTCAACAGATCGGCGAGCGTCGTCATTGGATTCCGAACAGCGTGAATTGCGAGCCGGCCGCGAAGGCTGTTCCGCTGCCCGTCCACACAAGCGAATTGATCGCGGCGAGAGACTTCCACGAAAAGCTACGCACTTCGGTTATGCCGACGCCGGCCGCCAGATTGGCGAGCCCGGATACCTCGATACCAAACTTGGCAATTGAAGTGTTAGCGTAGCCGGGAAAGAAAACCGCGCCGCCGCCGACAGCGATTGCGCTCGCTACAGTGCCGGCCAATACGCCGCACAACGCGCCGAGCACGCTCGGAGCTTGTGAGGCAGCGGCAGCCGCCGCCCCGTTGCCGGATAGCTGTTGCGAATTCGTGTAATTCGCCGCGACCGCATCGCCGTTGATTTTGACGTGCATATCGAATACGCCCGCGCCGCCCGCATTCGTATCCTGCCCCATGTACAGCATCAGCAAGTGGCGGAACGTCGCGGGGATCGACGCGAAGGTAGCCGTCGACGTGCCGCCAGGAGCGATGACTTCCGCGATCCGCGTTATGCCGCCGAGCCCGAAACGAAAGCCGTGCGGCTGCGCAGCGTCGACGACGAGCGTGTTCAGGTCCGCGCCCATGTCCAACGTTTGATCGAATAGCGCGAGTGTCATAGGTTATTCGCCACGACTTTAGGCGCCACGCCAGCGTCGAAAATGTTTGCTATGCCGTTGCCGCGCCCGTCGTTGTCGAGCACGCGATAGTTTGTGCAGGCGGCGACGCTGACATTCACGGCGTATCCGGTATTCCCCGTGCCACGAATGCCAATCACTGAAAAATCGGTTACGCCTACCGCTCCGTCGCCGAAGCGGATTCCGTCGCGATTGTTTGAGTATTCCCCGCCGAGCACTTGCACGTCCTTAGCGTTGCCGATCCCGAGCAATTGAATCCCGTCGAGTACATTGTTCATACATTGGCAATTAACAATGTCGACGCTATTCATCGTGCCGCCGCGCGAGTCGAGTATGATTCCGTGTTGCGTGATCGAATTCGACATTGTGCAGTCCGCAATGCGAACGCGCGCGATCGAGCCGGTAGACGCGACAACGGGGCGCAAGATGATGCCACGCGTGCCGCATCCGTCGATCAAGCAATCGAGAATTTCCACGTTTAGTAACGCTTGCCCGTTGCCCGGCGTCGACGCAATGCCGTTCGTATGATGCAAGATAACGCAGCTCTGCACGACGACATTCGTTGCGTTCTGTATCGACATTCCTATCCCGGCCTGCGACAGTTGCGGCGCCGGGCCGTCCATCGAAAGGAACGCCAGCCGAAAATCGTTGCCGGCATTTATTAAAATGCCGAATCCGGTGTTAGTCACTCCGTTAAATAAGTACCCACGATCAGCGTAGAGCCTCGCGATGCCGTCCCACAAAATGCCGCGAAACCAACCGTCCAAATAAAAATGGTCGATCATCTGCCCTGACGCTGTACTGGAATAATGAACATAAGCGTCGGCTGTCTGCGGCACGCCGGCCTGAATTTGAAACCCGGTCAAGCGCTGCCGCGCTCCCGTCATCAGGAACACGTCGCCCGTCCCGACTGTCGCCTTGATGATCGTCGAGCCGATGCCAACGCCCATGAACGTCATCGGCTTAGAAAACGTTACCGTGCCGCCGATCGCGTACGTGCCGGCCGGCGCAAACACGATGCCGCCGAATACCGACATTGCATCGTGAGCCGCTTGAAACGCGGCCGTGTCGTCGGTTATGCCGTCGCCTTCGGCGCCATAATCGAGCACGTTGTAAATGCTCGTGAAGCTCGCGTCGGCGTGATTGACGCCTTGCCGCAATTGACTAAGCAACTGCAACAGCGAGCGCTTGTCGCCGCCCGTGTATTGGTCGAGCTGTTTCGAGACGGGATCGACTATCACGATACGATCATCCCGGCGTTGATAATGACGACGTTGACCGGATCAGTAATGCGCAAGCGGAAAACCCAATCGCGCGCGATGCCGAGATTGCGCCACACGCAGCGATTGAGATATTGCCCCATCTGTCCGATCGGCTGCCACACTTCGACGCCGAAGGTTTGCCCGCCATCTTTCGACCATTGCAACATTGCTTGCGGATCGGAGCCCTGCCCGACAGCGATCCCGACGCCCGGTTCGAATTCGATAAACAGTTCGTTGACCGCGAAGCGCGCGAGATTCGCGATCGAATGCCGCGTCGTGATTTCGCGAAGGATCGGGTTGCCGTTGTCGGTATAGACCGAATCGGATTGCGCGTACCAATTGCCATTCGCGAAGTCGGAGACGTAGGGAACGCCGAACATTTCGACGCGCACTTCGCCGTTGTCGCGAGCTGGCGTCAGTCCGCTTTGCGATAGCTGCCAGGAATTCGAAAGCGCGTCGTACAGATACGAGCGATCGGGATAATTGAGCTGATAGAACGTGTGCGCGTCGCGCACGTACGCGTAGCCTGTCGCGCTCGCCGGCACGCGCGAATTGATATCGTTGGCAACATCAGGGCCGCTCGGTACGGACAAGTCGACGAGAATCTTCGTGTTATATCCGACGACTTGAATCGGCTGCACTTGTCCGAGCTTGTTTTTGCCAAGGAACACGAGCGCCGTATCGGAGAATTTGTCGAGCGACCAAACGGCGGCGAGCCCCCATTCCATCGCGGCGCCGCCAACGCGCCGGAAAATCGCGGCATCGCCCGACAGCGACCATACTTCCGTCGAGACGGTGCCGAACAGATACAAGTCGCCGGCATTGGCGAATACGCGCACGAGCGGATCGGGATTGCCTTCGGCGTTGGCGAAGTCCAGCCCGTCCCACGTCGAATAATCGTACTGCGACGACCAATTGAATTGACCGACGCGCGCATCGTTGTTGTCGACGATGCCGTAGCCGCCTAGCGTCGTGCACGTTGTTGGATGAATCGGAAAGTCGGGATCGGCTATGCGCACGAGCGCCATAGTTGCCAGCGTGAGCACGTAGCCGGCGAGCCCGTCGACGATTAGGAGCTGCGAGCCGTTATCCGTCATATCGACGCGGCCGTTCGACGATAGCAGCGTCGGGAATATCGGCGTATAGATGCCGACCGAATTGATCGAGTAGAGCGTGTTACCGTGCACCGAAAAGAAAAAGAACGGGCCGACTTGCCGCGCGCCGCGCGACGGCAGCGCGCCGATCGCGGCGAACAGCGTCTTGCCAACGGTGCCATAGAACGCCATCGGCGTGCCGTCAGGCGTCGGCTGTTGCGGCTCCCGGTACATATTGACGAGCGTTTGCGCGACGACGTTCGCCGACTTGCGGAAAAAGCCGGTGCCGAACAGCGGGACGATTTGTGCGCCGTCAGGCATCGTCGGCACGCTCCACGACACACACGATATGCTTTTCGCGCATCGCGACAAGCTCGCGCTCGCCGTGGCGGAACGGCTCGCCCATGCGAACGTTGTACAGGATGCGATCGCCGACGCGCACCGTCGTCGGCTCCAGCTCGCCGTCGTCGCCGATATCGCCGGGGCCGACCGCGACGACGATTGCTTCGTCGCGATCGTCGACCGACTGCGGGAGAATCACGCCGGAATCAAGCTCCCTTTCCTCGTGGATCGGCTGCGCGGCGATAACGCCGTTCAACGGTTCGAAGCCGTCGTCGGTAAGGCGCCCGATAATGTGTTCCTCGCGCAACACGCAATAGTCCAGCTCGTTCAGCCGGATCGATTGGCCCTTGTTGCGGCCGAAGATGATGCGATCGCCGACGTGTACGCTCATAGGCCGGCGCTTTCCATCGGCCAGGAGCTTGCCTTCGCCCGCGCCGAGCACTTCGGCTACGTCGCGCTCGTCGCTTTCCTGCCGGTCTGGATCGTTGACGTGCGGGATCAGCAAGCCGGCCGCCGTCAATCGCTCGGTGTGATCCTTGCGACAGACGACGATATCCTGAATCGGGCGAAACGGTAGATTGCTCGACAGCATTACAGCGGACCTCCGGTGTAAATGTTGAACCAGGGCGCGCTCGGCATCGGCACGTCAAGGTGCAACACTTTGGGCTGATTCGATAGGCGACGCGCATTGTTGCGCGCCGTGCGCATGATCTTCTGATTGTCGGGCGTGAGCGTGCGGCCGTTCATCGCCGCGACGAGCGCGCCGAGTGACGTTTTCAGGAACAGCGAATACCCGGGCGGCGAGACGAGCAAATTCGTCGGCGCCGAAAACTGCGGAATCTGCGACCAGTACCAAACGTGCAGCACGTCTCCGACAAAGGCCGGCTTCGGCCACAGATACCAATTCGACACGGGCGCGCCGCCGTCGTTGTACAGCGATTCGGGCCGTCCAGGCGCCGGCAGATACACAATATCGGCGTACTGTTGCGGGCCGATGATTGCGACCGGATGCGTGACGCTGCCCGAGTCGACGATGGAGACGGCCGCGACGCTGGCGGGGCGAACGCCGAGCCCTTGCGCCGGGCCGACGAGAATCGGGGAGACGCCGACAGCGAGCGCGATCGTGCCTTCGGTGTAGCCGAAGATTGTCATTTCCTCGGTACTTACGCTGTCGATCAGATCGTTCAAATTGCGCAGCGCTGCGGCGGCCGTCGTGCCGTCGAGCGGGTTGTACTGATCGCCGATGCCAGCGAACAGGAAAGCGTCAGTGATAATTTCGCCGGCAGTTGTCGTCGCTGTCGTCATTCGATAACTCCGATGATGGAATTTTCGTCGACGATATCTACATCATCGTCGCCCACTTGAAACGAGTCGACGCGCGACGAATAGACGATGCGCTGCCCCGCCTTGACTTCAAGCGGCAAGCGCTTGTTGCGAACGCGATGCGCACTGCCTACGGAGAGAATTTCCCCGCAAAACGAGTCGCGCGTATCGGGCGCCGGAATGACAATACCGGACGGACGTACACGTTCGCCAATGCCACGCTTAACGGCGACGCGCGGGCCGAGCGGTAGCACCGCTGCCCTCGTCATCGTCGCCCGGCTCGCGCACTGGCGCGTTGTCGGGATCATCGTTCGGCGCGGGCTCGCCCGTGCCCGGCGGAACGCCGTCAGGCTGCGGCGTGTGCGCGACTTGCGGCGCGATCGGATCGTTCACGTCGAACGAATAGCCCGTCTCGCGCGCAACCGGATCGGATTCGGGATGCGTGACAATTCCCCACGCCGTAGGATTGTCGCGCCAATCGCCGACGAGCTTCGCTTCGGCTTCGGCGCTCGCCACTTCGACGGAGACGAGACGGCGCACGCCGCCGGGCAGCTCGCGGAGCTGATACTTTGCCTTCGGATACGCTTTGTGAAGGTAGGGTTTGCTGTAATCCGTTTCGGGCATCTGACGGTTGTACGCCATCAGGTCTTGCGGCGACAGCCGCTTGTATTCCTCGTCCGACATTTTCGACAAACTTTCCAGGCCCACGATTTTTCTCCGAAAAATCCCGGGGATCGCTCCCCGGGCAAGACCATGAAACACGCGCCCCGATCAGTTTGTGAGTCGAACGCCAAGCTCGGGATAAACCGCCTTGATGCCGTACAGCACATCAGTCCGCGACGGGAATCTGTCGTTGTTGATATCGTATGCGCGAATCACGCGAAGGCTGATTTTCTTGTACACCTTCCGCTCCGCCATATCGACGCCCTTCGGCAGAATCAGATCAGCGAATGCGATCGTGAATGCCGACTTGTGAAACGCGAGATTTTGCGGCAGATTCGCGTTGGCAGCTCCCGATACCGTGATCGCGTTCCCCGAAGTCGGCGCGTTCGTCACGTTCTGGAATTGCCCGCCGAAGATGATCGCGGGAACGATCGGGATAACCGACGCGCCCGTACCATCGCTCGACACGTTCGCTTGCACGACGAATTGCTGCAACGCGCCCGTGCTCTGACGGTTTTGCGGGTTGACCGCAAACACGCCTACGATCGTGAACACGTCGCCCGCATTCAGCCGTGGCGCCGCTGCCGCCGTCCAGCCGTTCACGAGCAGATTTTGCGAGTACGCCCAACCCGACGATTGCCCTTGCCCCGCGCCGTTGATAACCGGCGAGCCGCCGAGCGGGCCGACAACTTGCGTCATCGTGTTTTGATCCAGGGCGATTTTCAGCCCCGCCGCATCGGCGATGATGCCGCTTTCGTACTGCTCCGCGAGCCGCGTCTGCGCGTTGAACAGCGTCGACAGCCCGCCGATCAGCGACGTGTTTGCAGCCGGCCCGAGCAGTTGATAGAGCTGGCCGTCATCCGGCGCGCCCATTTCCAACAGCTTTTGCTTGACCGACAACAGCGCGTTCAACGTCGCTGGCGGCGTGCCAGGAATGCCGACGACGTTCGGCGTGTTCTGCGCTTGCAGGCAGCAATCGAAGTCGACACGATTGCGAATCACTGCCATTTGCGGCATCAGCACGCGTTTCGAAAAGTCCTGCAACGAAAGTGTCAAGTCCTGCGACGTGAATTGCACGTCGACGCCGAATTGCGTCGTCAGCACGAGCGGGACCATCGTTTCCGTTTGATCTTCGACAGCGAGCGTCGCACCTTGACGCCCTTTGTACCGAGCGGGCTTGCGCACGTTCAGCACTGCGCCGATTTTCGCGCCGTCTTTCGCGAATTCATCGCTGTAGGACGAGTCGAAAAAGCGGACGCCGTTGCATTGATTCTCCAGCACGATAACGGCTTCGTTCGTTATCATTACCGGCGTGAGGATTTGATTAGCCACAGCGTTTTACCTTCCTTTGCCTTGCGCGGCTTCCGAGCGCTTTTTCCAAGCAAGATGCTGCTCGGGTGTTGCATTCTCGGGATATCCTGCGGGTGCAGAGCCACGACTTCCGCCCGGTCGCCCGGGTGCCGGCGCGTTTGAGATAGCGACGGCGTTCGTGCGCATATAGTTGGCAATGACTGCCATCTGATTGCCTAATGCAACGTCGGGCAATCGTGCGAGCTGCCGCACGACTTGCGGGTGTTTCGAAAGGTAGTACGCAATGTCGCCGCCGAATCCCGTTACCGCCATCGCCGCTTCGACGTTGACGGGCAGCTCGTCGCCGCCGCCTTCGCTGATAACGTCGACATAATCGGGATATCGCGCTGCGGCTTCCTGCATCTGCACGCTCAAAACGCCGTGCAATTGCTCGGTTGCCGCCGCGCGCTGCGTCGCCGCGTGTTGCGTCTGTCCCTGCTCCCATCGCTGGCGCTGTTGCTGCGCTGCGCGTGTGAGCTGTTCCCGTACCTCCATGCGAGCTTCATACTTCGCTAGATCGCGGTTGTATGCACGCCAATCGGTGTATTTCGACTCGTCAGGAGCTACAAGGTCGCCCGTAACGCCCGCGCGCTCTGCGGCTTGCTGCGGAGCGATGCGACCTTCAAGCACCGCCCTTATCAGCAAATCGTTTTGCGCTTGGACGCGCTCTGCGTTGCGCTGTGCTTCGCGCAATCCCGTCGTCAGTTGATCTATCCGATTATCCCGAGTGCGGCGCGGGCGATCGGGGCGTTGATCGCCTTGATCGTCGGCGTTCGCGTCGGGCGCGGCGTCGGTAGGGGCCGAAGGCTCCGCTGCGCGCGAAGATGCGTCGGGGGTCGCTGGCTGCCCCGAAGTGTTATCCGGCGCGGGCGACGAGCTTCCGTCACCTTGCGCTGGCGCAGCCGTGCCGGCGTCAGTAATTCCCGGCAGCATTAGATCGGGTGGCACAAGTTACCTTTCGTCGTGAATTGGAAAACGGCGAGCGCTGCTTGGTACTGCGCTGTCGCGCTCGCCGCTTCCCAAACTTTCTACTGTTGGAACAACCGCGCTTGCATACGGTTGATCGAAACCACGTCGGCAGCCGTCGCCTTCGTGAGCGTCAGACACAACTCTTGCTCGGCACTCTGCCAGCTCGCAACCGTCGTCGAGACGAGCGCAACCGCGCCGCCGCCTTGACCCGTGCCCGAGCCGACCGAACCGCCGACGATCGTTACAAAATCGTTCTGGCCGCGCGCCGTGATTTCGATACGGCCGTTCAGCAACGACGTGATCGCGACCGACGCCAGGGCCGTGCCGGCGTTGCCGGTCGGACCCATGTACGCTTTCAGCGTCTTGACGTTCGCGTTGTTGCTCGCCGAAAATTCGAAGTCCAGCTCGGCGACGAAGTTCGATAGGAGCATCCCGGCCGGAATGCGCACCGAGAACAGCAATTGCTCCGTCGTCACCGTCGCTTGTGCCGTCCAGGGCGTGCCGATCGTGCAGATTTCCGGCTGGCGGAACGATTGCCCTTGAATCTGCATAACGTCCATCGCCGCCACTGCGCCGGCCGCGATCCCCGCCGTTGCACGAATGAAGCCGGCTTGCTGAATGTTGACCGACAGCGGATTGAACGAGTACGGGTTGACGGAGACGCCCTGCGGCGCCGGCAGATAGTTGACGCCATCGTTCGACCATTCCAGGCCGATCGTGCCGCCGCCAGCTCCGCCGGCCGGCATCGTCATGAACGAGCGACCTTGCGGCGCGCGAAACACTTGCGGTACGCCGAGTGCAACACTTCGAATTTCGGTTGTCATAATGCCCTTTCAGATTTGCGCCCGACTAACAGCCCCGGGCGATTGCAAAAACCGATCGACTGCGGATCGGCCTACTAACTGACCAATGTAAAATTGCAGACGGTTATACCCGTCGCGTTGGCATTGCCGAACACGGTAAACGATCCATTCGAAGGCTGCACGGAGCAACTTGTAAGCGTGCCGTCGTGCGTCTCCACTTGTATATTGATCTTGCTCGTCGCCAAGCAAAGCGAACAGTTGAACGTCAGCCCGGCCGCGCCCTGCCCCGCCGGAAACGCGAAGCGACCGCTCGGCGTGTTCATTACGCCGCTGCCAGGAGTGCCGGAAATGTCGGTCGACTGCTGCGCGATCGGCACGCCAGGATTGACCCCGCCTGATCCCCGTAACATCGTCAGCTCCCGATCCCGGGCGCGACGATCAACGATTGAGCGGCGCTGCCGCTGATCGTCGATATCGTCGTGTCGTTTTGCTTGCGATCGATAACCTTCGATTGGCCGGGCAGAATCGGATACGAGCCCGCCACGGTAGCGGCGGCCACTTGCGCATCGCCAAGCTCGATGAACACGATCGCCGTGCCGGCGTTCGACAGCTCCAGCGATGCGCCGCCCAAAGGCAACGCCGCCGATACAGCTCCGACGCCCACGACGTAAGTAATGCACTTGTTCGGGCCGGCGGGTACGAAATTGTCGATCTTCATGCGTTAGGCTCCCGGGCTCGTCTCGCCCGCAATTTGTTCAGCTTCGGGACCGACCGGCGCCGTTTGCTTTTGCTGCGCAACGAGCAGCGGAACGACGACCTTAGACATAAAATCGATGAAACCGTCGAGCTTGTCTTGCGTGATCTTCGCCGCGAGTTCCTTCGCATCCATCGCGGCATGAATTTGCGTGTCTTGCGTCTCCATGCGCTGAATTTCGACGGAACGATCGGCCGCAGCGGCGGCTTGCGCACCCTTGAGCTTGGCGCCGGCCGTTTCGGTCTGTTCGACGTAGAGCTGCGATTTGAGCTTTTGATTTTCCTGCGTGACTTCCGCGATTTTTTGCTGCCAACCCTGCATCGCCTGTTGAAACTGTTGTTGCTGCGTCTGCATCGCGCCACGGATCGCCGCGACTTGGGGATCGTCGCTCGACTGCTCCATTTGCTGAATTTGCGGCGGCAGCATCATGAACAGGCGCGCGGCGATTTTGTCGCCCATGCCGTTCGGCCAATCCGTCATCTTCGCGAACAGATCGGCGATCAACGAAGCCTTATCCGGCCCCATCGCTTCAAGGAATTGCTGCATTTCGTTCGCGGCTTCAACCCGGCGCGTCGCGTACGCGGGGCCGACCGTCACAACAACGTCGTACTCGCCTTGCGTGATATCGTTGATCGGCGGCGGCGCCGGCTGCGGCGGCATTCCAGGCTGCGGCGGCGGCGCCGGCATCGCCTGATTGACCGTTACTTGCTTGTCGGTCCCATCTTCATCGATGATGCGCAACGCGCGCTGCGTATCGTAGATTTTCGGGATCAAGTCGACGCAAATCTTCCCGAACAGCGTGATCGAGCGCGCGAGATTGTCGCCGTAGTGAAACGTCGCCAAGTCGCCTTTGCGCTGCTCCGCCAGGATCGCGCGCCACGGCACATTCGGATTCGGCTGCGCCGCATCCTTCTGGCCCGTGATATCGCGAAGGTTTTGCGAGCAGAGCTGCAACATCGTCACTAAGCCCTGATCGAGCTGGATCGGCTCGGTGCGAGCGGGCGGCGCCGTTACGAACGTGCCATCGGGCAGCTCGACGGGCTCGTATTCAAGGTACGGATGATTGTCAGTGTTCAGCGTGTCCCATTCGGTATGGCCTTCGAACGTGCCGGCCAGGGCGACGTAGGGAGCTTTCGGCGCGAGCGCGATCCGCTCCGTCGCGAGCGTGAACCAATAGTTGTACATCATCTGCGCGTCGCGCAGCCGACGAATGACGCCCTGCCGTACCTTTTTCCCGTCGATATCGATTTCGTCGCCGGGAACCATGATGACGGGAATGTACTTGCCGGCCCATTCGTACTTTGCGAGCGGATAATCGTTCGCGGAGAGCTTGTACCAATCCACGCGGCAACGCGTGCGCTCCGCTTCCTTCACAATCTGCGGCGGCATCGGCAACGCCATTGCGGAAACGCCGAACGGCTGCGTCGGCGTCGGCACGGCGGCCGTTTCGTTCGCCTTTTTCAGCTCCGCATCGTACTGATCGCGCCAAAGCGTGCGGCCGTCCGAGAGCTGAACAAGGTTTAGCTTTTCCTCGATGATTTCGTAGTAATCGGCGACGCAAATCAAGTCGCCGTTAAACCATCGAGCGCCAAGCGAGCCCGGCTGCGCTTCGAACGATGACGGGTTGCGCTTATCTTCCGGCCATTCCTTTTTGTACGTCTCCTGATCGATCCAATCGCACACGAAGCCGTACTTTGCGTCGCTCTTGTCGGGCGCCTGCGCATCGGGATCAAGGAACGCCGACAGCGCGTTCGGAATCGAGCGGAGCTGAATGCACTGATTGAACGAATCTTCGCGCTCGTACTCCGTCACGACTCGCATATATCCCGCGCCGCCCGTCGCCGCTTGTTCAAGCGCGTTGTCGTAGACCGAGCCCGCGTTCGATCGGTACTCGATATCGCGAATAAGCCCTGAATAGATGTTAGCGATCGCTTTCGATGCGCCACTACCAACCGGACGCG